GGCCTGCGCGTTTGATCCTTGGAATGCAGAGCAGCTTGCGCAGCGGATGATGGCCGAGGGCCTGCCGATGCTTGAATACCGAATGACGGTGCAGAACCTGTCCGATCCGATGAAAGAACTTGAAGCGCATATCCGCGCCGGCACGATCGCCCATGGCGGCTGCCCGGTGATGGAATGGCAGATAAACAATGTGGTCGCTGCGATCGACGCGAAAGACAATGTCTTCCCGCGGAAACCGCGTGACGAAGCGAAGATCGATAGTCCTGTGGCGCTCATCATGGCGCTGGGGACTGCCCTGACGAATGAGGAGGAAGCTGTGCCAACTTCCCCCTGGGATGATCCCGAATACAGCCTGACAGGCGAGGAAGCGGAGATCTAATGGGCCCTGATGATTACGTGCGCCGTTCGGTCGCAAAGATAACTGCGGAACAGCGTTCGCTCGAGAACCCGACGGTGTCGATCAGCGACACCGATGGAATGATGCATCTGCTCGGATTGGCAGATGCGAATAATGCGTTGCCGCTGGTATCAATCGAGGCGGCGCTGCAAGTGCCCGCGGTCATGTGCGTGGTAGCGTTTCTTTCCCGCACGCTGGCTGCGCTTCCATTGCCTACATTTGATGCTGGCGACAACGGCAAGCGCGTGGACGATGAGCCTGCGCAACTGCTCAGCTTTGCGCCAAATGAGAGCAGAACAAGCTTCGACTGGCGCCGATATCACTGGCAGCAGGTCTTTACTGGCGGGCGCGGCCTCAGCTGGATCGAGCGGGCCAATGGTAGCCCGGTATCGATCTGGCCGATGGATCCGGGCCAAACTGAAATCATTCGCCGCAATGGCCGGACTATTTACCGCTTTGATGGGCGCGAATACGCTGCGACGGACGTGATCGACACGCCGTTTATGCTGAAGCGTGATCAGATTGGCAGCTACTCGCCAATCGCGAAATGTAACAAGGCGATTAGCCTGGCAATCGCCATGGGTGATTTTGCTGGCGGGTTCTTCAGCGGAGGCGGCGTGCCGCCGCTGGCGCTGGAAGGGCCATTGCCCGAAGGTCCCGATGCGTTCCGCCGCGCGCAAGATCAGATCAAGCGCGCTGTGGATATGGCGCGCAAAGCACAGTCACCATTCTTCGGCATGCCACCGGGCCACGCGCTCAAGCCGATCGGGTTCGACCCGAGCAAAGGCCAGATGGTCGAGGCGCGGCTGTTTCAGATACAGGAGATCGCGCGCATCTGGCAGATGCCTCCGGTTTTCGTGGGAGATCTGTCGAAAGGCACCTTCAGCAATACCGAGCAGCAGGATCTGCAGCTGGTCAAACATCTGATCGGCCAGTGGGCAAAAGCCTTCGAAGATGAGCTGACACTGAAGCTATACGGATGGAAACGTCCGTCGCGTCGCGTGAAGCACAATCTGGACGGCCTGCAGCGTGGCGATTTTAAGAGCCGTACCGAGGCTATGGCGCGAGCAATCCTGACCGGGCAGCTGAAGCCGAATGAGGCGCGCTCGCTCGAACAACGGCCACCTGAAGAAGGCGGCGATCAACTTTACGTCCAGCAGGCTACCGTGCCGCTGGTGAGCGCCGGCGTCGGGCACAATGGCGGCCCGCCAATCAATGATAATGAGGAGGACGGAGCTGATGGCGGCGACAACGACTAAACCGAAAGCTGATAGCCGCGAGAAGCGTGCGCTGATCGATGTGCCAGAGATCCGCATGTCAGGCGAAGGCGAAGAGCGCACAGCAGAGGGCTACGCCGTCCTGTGGGACAATGAAGCCAACATTAACGATATGTGGGTGGAAAGCTTAACCGCCACCGCTTTTGACACATCGCTTGCCACACGGGACGTCATAGCCCTGCACAGTCACGACTTCGCGCGCATCGTCGGCCGGAAGAGTTCTGGAACTCTGACGCTGCGCTCCGACGCCAAGGGCCTCTACTTTGAAAACCAGTTGCCAGACACCAGCGATGGCCGCGACTTGGGCAAGCAGATCGATCGGGGTGACATCGCGGGCATGAGCTTTGGCTTCCGCGCGGTGAAGCAGGAATGGGACAACGGTGTCGATCCTCCGAAGCGGACCATCACAGAAGCTGAGCTCTACGAAATTACCTACACGGCCGTCCCCGCCTACGATGACACCGAAGTGGGGATGCGCAGTCTCGAAAAGGCGCGGGCCGAACTGCGCGAGCACAACAAGAACGGTGCAGCTGCGAGGTTGCGGCTGCGACTACGCAAGACGCGCGCCGAAAACGAATAGCAATTTACCGGACATCCCGGTCCGAGGTGGCGAAAAGCTCCGGCTCACCGCCCTCAATCGCCCGCCACTGGCGGGCTTTTTCACGTCTAGGAGAGACAGGATGACCCTTACAGAACTTTACGGACAGCGCGGTAAGCTTTTCGCTGATGCGCAGGCTTTGCTCGACCAGATCAAAGACGACACTGATGCGACCACGCGAACCGATCTTGAAGATCGCGCCGAGAAGCTGATGGATGAAGCCGATGCGCTGACCAAGCGGATCAAGCTTGAAGAGCGCGGTGCCGCTGCCGAGCGTGCTGAAGAAGAACGCCGTTCGCGTCAGCGCCCAAGTGGCCGTGATGGCAGTGCTCCTGGCGTCGATAACGAAGGTGGCCAAGAGGAGCGCAGTAACGAAGAACTCGTTGCCGAGTACCGGTCTGCCTATGCAACCTACGTTTGCGGCGGCGAAAGTGCGCTTACGGGCGAGCAGCGAGCGATCCTTGCGCGCGGTGAGACTCGCGCGCAGACCGTCGGCGCCGATTCCGGTGGCGGCTATACCGTCCCGACTACGCTGATGGCGGAACTTGTCCGCACTATGCAGGACTGGGGCCCGATGCTCGATGGCAATATCGCACGTACTATCGTGACCGCCAGCGGCAACCCGTGGGCTATCCCGACAATCGACGACACAAGCGTAACACCCGAATTGCATACCGAAGCGGGTGCTGTGACGGATGATGGCGGGAAGGATGCGACATTCGGCGCGAAGTCCCTCGGCGCGTTTGCGTTCGATACTGAATTCGTCCGCTGGAGCTGGGAACTGAGTGAAGACTCGATCTTCCCGATGGAGCAACTCCTCGGCTCGCTGCTTGGTGAACGTCTTGCCCGCTTTGGCAACAAGCAGCTGACTATCGGCACCGGTTCGAGCGCGCCGAACGGCATTGTGACCGCGTCCGCTGTCGGTAAGACCGCTGCTGCGACGGCTGCAATCGCTGCGGACGAGATCATCGATCTCTTCCACTCGGTCAACGCAGCCTATCGTCGCAGTCCGCAGTGCCGCTTTCAGTTCGCCGACACCACTCTGGCAGCTATTCGCAAGCTGAAGGATGGCCAGGGCAACTATCTGTGGCAGATGGGCGATGTTCGCGTCAATCAGCCCGACATGCTGCTCGGCAAGCCTTACAGCGTCAACGATGACGTGCCGACAATCGGTGCTGGCAATCGCTCGATCATCTTCGGCGATCACTCCAAGTACTTCGTGCGCCGCGTCGGCTCTGTGCGGACGATTGTAGTGCGCGAACGCTTCGCCCCTGATCTCGGGATCCTCGGCGTCATGCGCCTTGATGGCGAGCTGGTCGACACCGCCGCCGTGAAGCATCTGAAGCTGGCTGCTGACTAAACAATGGAAGCCGGGCGGGGCGCACTGCGCTTCGTCCGGCCTTTCCTCGAGCCGCGCCTGCGCGCGGTTCCAGGAAGGGAGATATTTCGATGAAAACTCTACGAATGAAGACCGGCCTCGGCGGACTGGCTTACAATCTCGCGCCCGGTGACGAGCACGAATTCGAGGACGCAGAAGCGGATCGGCTGATCGAGGCGGGCTTCGGAGCGGAAGTCCGCGACGAAGCCGCTGAGAAGGCCGCCGCTGAGAAGGCCGCCGCTGAGAAGGCCGCCGCTGAGAAGGCAGCAGCCGAGAAGCCTGCGAAGAAGGGCTGACGCGCCATGTGGTCGGAGCCGGTGACAATAGTGCCGCCGGCTTCCGAGCCTGTGACGCTGGACGAGGCCAAGGAATTTCTCTCGATCGACGCGGAAGAGACTGAGTTCGATGTGCTGATCGAGAGCCTGATCACCGCCGCGCGGGAGCAGGTCGAAGCGATCACCGGGTTGCGCCTGGTCGAACAGACGGTCGATTTGCGTGCAAGTGAGTGGAGCGATCTGCAGCTACTGCCGATCGGTCCAGTTCTGGACGTGGCAAACATGAGCTATCTGGACGGCGTTGGTGACGAACAGGCGGTGCCTGGCGATGTGTATGAGCTCTACGGAGCCGGACTGTCGCGAGGGTTGCAGACCTCAATTGGGAAAAGCTGGCCCTCTGATGCGCTGCGGCGACGTGATGCGATCCGGTTGGAACTGACAATTGGCTACGGTCCGGTACCGAAACCGCTGTGGGCGGCAATTTTGCTGATGGTTGGCGACGTGTTCGCGAACCGTGAAACAGTGGTGACCGGCACATCGGCTGCGAAGATCCCGACGAGCATGGCAATCGACAGTATCCTGGTGAATTACAGGCTATGGGGATGACGGGCTCCGGAAAGCGCGATCGGCGCATCGTCGTTCAACGCGATATGGCCGGCAGCGAGAACGAATTTGGCGAACCTGTTGAAGGATGGGCCCAGACGCACCGCTTCATGGCGAAAGTCGTTTACGGCCGCGGTGAAGAGCGGCGCGCAGCGGCCTTCAAAGGCGGCAGTCAGGCAGCCTCATTTCGCGTGCTGCGTTCTGCGCGATCGCGCGCGGTGAAAGTCGGCGACCGGATCAATTTCGACGGCGCGCTCTGGGATATTGAATCGATTCCGGAGTTCGGGCGCCGCGAGCTGGAATTTACCGCCACGAGGAGAGCAGCATGAAAGTTCGCACATTGCGCGCGCATCGCAACGGATTCGGGGAGAAGTTCCTCAAGGCTGATGGCGACGAGTACGAACATCCGCATCCCGAAGGAGATATCGTCGCCGGGCTGATCGAGAACGCATCGGAGCGGAAGCGCAGCAAACCAAAAGCCGCTGAGTGAAACTCACTCTGGAGGGCATTGAGGAGGCAATTGCCGCCATAGCTCAGGTCGGGAACCGGGTTCACAATCGCATCGGCGACAATGCCGCTGAAGCACTGGAGCCGGTCGCTATTACTGCTCGCCAGCTCGTGCCGGTTCGGAGCGGAGATCTGCGCGACAGCATTGTTGTCAGCAACAAGTTTAGCGAGGGCGCAGAGTTCACTGGCGGGCGCGGCGTCAACATAATCTACGTCGGGCCGCTTTCGAGCGATGTCTTCTACGCATGGTTTCTGGAATTTGGCACCGTCTACATGGCGGCGCAGCCTTTCCTGATCCCGGCCGTCGACCAGAACGAAGCGCTGGTTTTTGAAATTCTTGGCAAGCGCGTTGGCGCAGACATTCTCGAAGGGACGTGATTTGGAAGCGGACTTTCTGGCGCGGCTGCGCGCGGACAGCGGTGTAGCGGCTGCAGCCGGCACGATCGTGCTTGGCGCAGGCACGCGCCCCGCGGTCGACTGGATTGAACGCAAATCGGACGATTTAAGCGCGTTTCCGGCCCTCGTGCTTCAGATCATCTCCGAAGTCGGTTTTTACGACCAGGATGGCCCCAGCGGGCTGGAGATGCCCCGCATCCGTCTGTCTGCCTTCGCGCCAACCCAGATGGCGGCGCGTGCGCTGCTGAGAGCGGGGCGCAAATGCATAGAACCGGCCGCCACGGTCGGCACCACACGATTTCACAGGGCCAAGCTGTTGCTGGGCCGCGACCTGCCTCCGGAGGATCTGGACGGCGGGCTAAAAATTCACAGGACCGTGGGCGATTTTGCCGTCCCGGCCACATCTACAGGAGAATAGACTATGGCTGAATCTGATGGCGTCCTTGGTGATGGCACCCAGCTGCATCTGACGAACAATAGCGCTGCGCTGACCAAGATTCTTGGTCTGATGAGCGTGAACCGGCCCAATATCGGCATTGCGAAGGTCGAAAGCACCGACCAGGACAGCTACAAGACCAAGGAATATATTCCCGGTCATGGCGATTGGCCCGAGCTGAAGGCCAAAATCAAGTACGAGCCGGGCAGCCCGACCGATACGCTGATCAACGAGCATCTGCTCAGCCGCCAAAAGCGACCGTTCAAGATCGTCACCGTCTCGGAAGACGGCACGACCGAGGACAACACCGGTTCGCTGTTCCTGATGTCCTATGAGCCCGACGATGCGCCGCTCGGCGGCATTCGTACGGCCACCATCAGCGGCCAGCCCGGTCCGATCAGCCAGGCGGCGACTGCCTGATGGCACGCGGTAACGAACTGACCGGCGAAGCGCGGTTCACATATGATGGTGAGGATCTTCTCCTCACCATCAACAACCGCTGCTGGTACGAAGCCGAGACAGTGCTGGGCGAATCCATGCTCGATGTTGCGCCGCGCATCATTGCAGCGCTGAAAGCGGGCCGGAACCCACTGCTGAAGCATATCGTCGCGGTCGTTTATGGCGGGCTGGTGCAAAACCATCCCGATGTCGACGAAGACTTCTGCATCGATATGATGATGTCTGGCGACGAGAATGTTCGCGAGGGCTTCATCCTCGCCATGAAGAGCGCGCAGCCGCCGAAAATCGCCGATGATGCCGCAGCAGAGCCGGGAAACGCACCGGCCCGCAAGGTACGGGCGACAAAGGCTGGTGCTGGGAAAGCATCTTCCAAAGCTGGTGCGAAGCGGGCTTCGAGCCGCAAAGTTTCTGGCGGGAAACGCCCCGCACGGTGATCCTCGCGCTGCGCGGTGCGCGGCGCAAGGCCAAAGGCGATCTCGACCGGGCCAAGGTCGGCGCGTGGCTGACTGGCGCGCTGAGCGGCATCGCCATGTCCGGGCGCGAGTACCCCGCGCTTGGCGATCTGCTGGGCGAAACAGAGCGCAAGCCCGATCTGCCAACCGATCAATCCGAAGCGAAAGCAAATGCACGTGCGTGGGGCCAGGTCCTGCGCGCGATGAACACAGTGCCGGTCAAGAAGCTCGCCGAAACGGAGGTGCAGGATGGCAGGATTGATAGCCAATCTTAGCGCCTCCCTCGACTGGGACCTTGGCGATTTTGACCGTGGTACTGCCCATATCGGAGGGGCCTTTGGCAGGCTGCGCGATTTGGCCGTGGGGCTGGGCGATTCCTTCACTGCTGCGGGCCGAAGAATGACACTTGGTGTGACCGCGCCGCTGGCGGGCATCGCCTCGCTGACGGTGAACGCCGCCAGCGACGCGCAGGAGCTGCAATCGGCGTTCGATTACACTTTTGGCGCGATGGCCGAGCGGATGAACCAGTGGGCGGTCGCAACTGGCGATGCGATGGGCCGTTCGACGCAGGAAATGCAGGAAGGTGCCTTTGCACTCGGCGGCTTGTTCAACGAAGCGGCGCGGACGCCCGAAGTCGCCGCTGAGATGTCTCAGAGTTTTACCGAGCTGGCGCAGGATGCTTCCAGCTTTTTCAACATGCCATTTGAGGAAGCCATCGGGCGCATCCGATCCGGATTGACCGGAGAAATTGAGCCGCTGCGCCGATTCAATATTTTCCTCAACGAAGCTTCGATCGAGGCCAAGGGCCTTGAGATGGGGCTGATCGAGACCGGGCAGGAGCTGACTGAGCAAGGCAAGATCATGGCGCGCGCGGCACTGATTGCCGAAGGGCTCGCCGCTGCCCAAGGCGACGTCGAACGTAGCAGCGGCAGTCTAGAGAACCGGTTGCGTGCGCTGAAAGGCAATATTCACGAGCTGGCGGTCGAGTTTGGCGAAGTGCTGCTACCGTATGCGGAGCGCGTGGTTGGTTGGGTGCAGCGCGCGGTCGAATGGTTCAAGGAACTGCCGACTTCGGTTAAAGAGAACATCGTTCGCTTTGCACTGTTAGCTGCGGCCATCGGTCCAGCGATGCTGATACTGAAGACGCTGGCGGTGCTGGTTTTGCCGCTGCTGCTGACAAGTCTTGGTCCAGTCGCCATTGCGATCAGTGCCTTTGTCAACCCGCTTGGCACGCTTTTAATCATGGCCGGTAAAGTCGTGGGTGAGCTTGGCGGGTTCTCCGCCGTGTTGTCCCGCATAGCGCCATATTTCTTAAGATTGCTTGGCCCGATCGGCCTAGTGATCACTGCGATCATGTTATTCCGCGAAGGGATCACACAAGCTTTCCGCGATGTCTTTGAATTCGCCAAGGAATATCTCGGACCAAAATTTGAAGCGTTGATCGAGGCATTTGGTCGCCTGTTCGATGTTTTCGGTGAGATTAGCGACGGACCTCTTGGCCAATTCCTGACTAAGATAAGCGAAATTGCTAACGCCATTGCCGGGGATCTTCTGACAATGCTCGGACGGCTCTGGGTCATAATGGCGGGCGGGGTGATTGATGCGGTCACCACGGTGGTCGACATGTTTGCTCATCTTACCAGCGCATTCAATGCGGTCATCGACACAGTGAGCGCCATCATCGCTGGAGATTGGGAAACCGCCTGGGCGCGCGCCAAAAATGCCGTCGGAGATGCCATTCAGGGCATTGCCGGATGGCTGCGCTATATTGTGCCGCCTCTGGCCATGTATCTTGAGATGGTAGGGCGCGCTATCGGGACGCAGCCGGAAGTCGGTCCGACTGGCTTCAATCGCGGCGTCCGGAACAATGGGACGTCTGGTCCGACTGGCTTCAATCGCGGGGTGCGCTCCACGAGCGAGGCAGGAAGTTATGCGGTGCCGGGATCTGGCCCGAGCTCGAGCGGCGGGGGTGGTAGCGCGAGTGCAGGCCGCACAGGCCCGACGGCAGAAGAACTTGCCGATCGGCGCGAAGCGATACGGCTTGAACAGGAACTGGCGGTTGCGCGCGAGCGCGGCGACATCGAGGCCATTCGCGCGCTCGAACGTCAGCGCGATCTGCGCCGCGCTATCGAGCAGTATATCCGCGTTGGGCTTTCGGAGACTGAGTCTCAAATCGCGGCGGAGCGTGATCTGGCCGAGCTGGATGCGGCTCGCGCCGATGCCCGCGAAGTCTTCCTGAACGAAATGCGGCTCGACACAGAGCGGCAGGTTGCCGAGCTGAACAATGATATCGAACATCTGCGCTATCTCGACGAAGAAAAAGAGCGCGAGCGGATGATTCTTTCCCTGCGCCAGAAAGGATATGATCTGGCCGTTGCTGAAAAGATCGCGGCGGCCAGTCTGGCATCTATCGAAGAGGCTCGGCTCGATGCTGCTGAGCGCCGATTGGCGCAGCAGCAGAAGTCGCATGAAATGGAACTCGCACGGCTACGCGGCGACGATAGTGAGCTGGCGCGATTGGAAGAGGGCGAATGGTTGCGCAATCGCACCGATGATCTGATGTCGTCGGGCGGCCTGTCGCGCGCCGAAGCAGAAGCTCAAGCGATGAAAGAAGGCGCTGAGCTGGCGCATGCCGATCTGCAGGGCACCTTCCGCGATACATTCCGTGCTGGCCTTCAGGCGGCGCTCGACGGCGATCTGAAGGGGTTTTTCGAGAACTGGCTCAAAGAGAGAAGCTTCGACGCGCTGAGCAACGTGCTCGACCGGCTTGCTGACCAGTTGGCGAATCTTGTGTCGGGTGGCGGCAAGGGCGGCGGGATCTTCGAGAGCATTCTGGGCATATTTGGCGCTGGGTCAGGTGGCGGCGGCGGCAAGAGCGGCTATTTTGGTGAAATTGTAGCTGTCGGCAAGGGTCTGCCCAAGTACAACGACGGTGCGCGGGGGCTGAAGGTCAAGGGCTTCCCCGGGATCGATCAGAACTTGCTGTCCATCAACGGTGTACCATCGGCCATGATCGGCCAGGGCGAGGTGCTGGACATTCATTCGGCTGCGAGTGGCGGCAATGTGCAGCGAGTCATCATTGAGGACACCACGGGCCTGTTCAAGACGCGTGTAGAGCAGATCAGCGGATCGCAGCTCGAGGCGGTTGCACCAGCCATGATCGCAGCGGGCGGCGCTGCCGGCGTCGCCGAGATGCAAGCCCTCAAGGCAAACAGCTGGGAGTGAACTGAATGTCAGTTGTCGAACTTCCAACGCGCCCCGCGCCGGCGGAATGCCCCATCATGCCTATCGACTTTGGCGGCGTGCAGGAAAGCCCGCTGGGCGGAACGGCGCAGCGCGTAAACCGTCTGGGAAATCGTTGGCAGGTAAAGGTGACGCTTCCTCCCATGGAAGCAGTGCTGGCCCGGCCATGGGCAAGGGCGCTGAACAAGGCCAACCAGCGCGGCGCGCTGTGGGCCATCCGCCAGCCCGGACTGGTCATAGGGTCGCCCGGAGCAGGACTGATCACTGGCGCCGGGCAAGCAGGCAATGTGCTGAATATCGACGGGCTCAGTCCCGGCTATGTGTTCCGGGATGCGCAATTCTTCTCGGTCATCATCGGCGAGCGGCGTTATGTGTTTCAGGTGGATGAACCGCAGCGAGTTGACGGCACGGGCGCGATCGCGTTGGCCATCGAGCCTGCGCTGCGGATTTCGCCTGCGGACAATGACAGTGTGGAGATCGGCAAGCCCTATCTCGAAGGGCATCTTGCGGACTTCAGCGCAGGAGCGATCGACACCGCGCATATCTGCCGCGGCGTCAGCTTTACCATCCGGGAAGCGCGCTGATGGCTGCAACCGATATCGCCATCACCATTGCCGGGTTCCTGAAATGGGAAGCGCCCGACGGCGACGTGCGTCTAACAGATGGCGGTCTGGTGACCTTTTCCGCCGAGTCTTACGGCAGCGAGGATGCCATCTTCGGCACGGTGGTTTCGGCCAACCTGCCAGCATCGAGCTTTGACGGTAGCGCGGAGACGGGCGAGCTGGTGCTCGTGCCGAATGGCGATGCCGCTGAAAGTCTGTGGTGGCGCAGCGGCCTCGAAGATACGCGCATCCGATTCTACAACGGCGAGGTCGAAGCCGACGGCCACACAGTTATCGATCCCGAGATCGAAGCCGACATGCTGATCGATACGGTGGAGCTGCGCCAGAACGGCAAGGAAAACCATTTGGTGCTCAGCCTGATGAGCCGCGCCAATCGCCTGTTCTACGTCAACGAAGGCAATGTATGCTCGGATCGTTTTCACCAGACGATCTGGCCGGGCGAACTCGGTTTCCGCAATTGCACAGATGCTCAGCAGTATTTTGCCTGGGGAACCTCCAGCCCGCCGTCTGGCGGAGTTGGCGGTGGTGGCAGCGGCGGTGGTGGCGGTGGCGGATTTGGCGGACCGATTCGTGAAGCTGTCGACCGGGTGATCAACTGATCATGCGCGGATTTCCGAAGACACTGGCCGAACGCGGGCAGCGAACTCAGGCCATCATCGATCGCTTTTACGAGCAACCTTTCAACTGGCGCGGCGCGCATTGCATAAAGCTGGCTGCAGCGCAGGGCAAAGCGATGGGCCACAAGCTCCCGCCCTTGCCAACATTTCGCAGTGCGCTTGGCGCAAAGCGGGCGCTTTCGAAGCGCGATGCTGCAAATGTTGCCGAGCTGCTCGATCATTATTTCGTGCGGCTGCCGGCACCAGCATTCGCGCTACTCGGAGATCTGTGTGTGTTGCCGGGTGAGGAAGGTCTCGACACGGTCTGTATTGCTGATGGGCAAGGCAATCTGTGGGGCTGGCACGGCAGCGATCCGTCGAAGCTGTCCGCTATCAAGTTTGCTGGCGACAGCATGATCGCAAGCTGGGCGCTCGGCAGGTGAGCACAGTTCTGAGAGTGGTCGGCACCATAGCCGGCGCAGTCGCTCCGTTTCTTCCGCCGCCGTTCAATGTGATTGCGGCCGTCATTGCTGTGGGCGCGCAGATCGGCGCGCAGCTTGCGGCCAAGAAACCATACGCGCAGGGCCAAGTAACGGGCTTTATGGTGGGAGCGAATAACCCGCTGCCCTATATGATGGGCGAAGCCTATACCGAAGGCATCGAGCTTTATCGAACCGGCTACGGCGGCGAGATCAAGGATGTCGAGAACCCCTACGCCTTCATCCCGCGCGTCATCAGCTGCTGCGGGCCGATACAGAGCATGGGGACCGCGCTGGCGGGCTTCGCTGAGCTGGGCCTGAGCGGTGGTGTCGGCACGGTTCAGGAAGCGACCGGATATTACAACGATTACCTCTACATCGATCAGCAGCTGGGCGCGCGGCCGGAAAGCAATGCGCTGCAGTCTCCTTCGGGCTGGGGCACGCCGACAAATTGGGGAGCGAGTCACAAACTCTCCGGATTTGCTGCCGTTGGCTGGTCAATGAAATGGAGCAAGAAGGGCAAACGATTTGCTGGCGGGCAGCTTCCGCCGCTCGGTCTCGTGCCGCAGGGTGTGAAGGTTTACGATCGCCGTCTCGACAGCACCGCACCGGGCGGATCGGGATCTTGCCGATTGGGCATGGAAAGCACCTACGTCTACAGCCGCAACCCGGCTTGCCACGCTTCGACCTATGCTTACGGCAGGATCATGAACGGCGTGCCGATTTTCGGCATCCGCTTGTTCGAAGAGAAGTCGATCAACTGGAACAATGTGGTGGCCTGGGCCAATGCCTGCGACACCAATGGCTGGACTGTCAACGGCACGATTTACGAGCCCGGCGCGCAAGGCCAGAAGTGGAACAATCTCAAGCGGATTTGCGAAGCGGGCGGTGCATCTCCGGTGCAGCGCGGCGGCGTGCTGGGTTTTGATTATCAGGCTCCGCGAACAAGCCTTTACACGATTACACGCGATGATCTGGCGGGTGCGGTCTCGTCCCGCCTAGGCAAAGCATGGAAAGAGCGCATCAATACGCTGGTGCCCCGGTATCGGTCTGCAGCACACCAGTGGAGCTTCGTTCAGGCGGATGCCATCTCGGAAGCAGGATGGGTCGCAACGGACGGCGAAGAGAAGTCGGAAGAGCGGCAATGGGACCTGGTCACTTCGGTCGATCAGGTCACCGAGCTGGCGACTTATGATCTGTGGCAGCGGCGCGAGGCCGGTCCTTTTGTGGTGCCATGCAAGCCGCACATGCGGATCTTCTGGCCCGGCGATTGTCTGACGCTCGGCGAAGATCTGAAGCCTCACCCCGACGGTGCGATCAAATGCATCGTTAAGCGGCGTACACTCGACAAGCAGAGCGGCAATGTCACACTGGTGCTCGAACTGGAAAGCGATGCCAAACATACAGCTGCGCTGGGATTGACTGGCGGCGCACCTGCCACGGTAATCTGGCCGACGCCTGAAGAAAGCGACGCCATTCAGTTCCGCAATTCGGGAGGGGCCACAGTGGCGCTTTCCAGCAGCTACACCCGCGGGCTGGCGGGGCTCATCACCCAGTCGCACAATGGCGATGGCACGGTCGATGTGGTGATTCCCGATCACACGCGCGTTTATGCCGACGGATCGGAAGTCGCCGTAACCGGCGCCACGCTGGTACTGGCCGAGACCAGTACTTTCATGATTTATTACGATGACGATGATTTCGGCGGCGGTGCAGTCAACTTCGAAAGCACGACCACAGCTGCCGACGCTTACTTCAGCCAGACCAACCCTTACCGCCATTACATCGGCATCGTGACCACCGTGGACAGCGGCGACAGCGGCGGATCGTCGGGCGGTTCCAGCCCACCGGGCGGCGGTGGCTGGGGCGGAACACCCGGAAAAGAGATACCTTGATCGGAGAAATGACGATGCAATCCCAATTTCCGGACTGGCTGCGGCAACTTGCCGTGGATGGTCATGGCCCGTTGACGCTACCTGCCATCGTGCGCGGCGAAATCTACAGCCAGACCATGCGCTTCGAGGTGGATTGGAGCGCCGACACGTTCTCTTGCGACATTCGCTTGGCGCCCGATGCCGGTGCGGTCTTGCATGCATTCACCATCGTCAACGGCGCATGGGATGGCCAGTTTTTCGACATCACGCTGAGCCTGACGCTGGCCGAGGTGAGCACTATCTCTGCCGCCGCGACGGACGGTGATTTAGACGGGCTGGCCGAAGTCTTTTACGCGCTCCAGCGCACCAGCGCCGGTGCCGTGCGCCGGGTTCTTGCTGGCAATATTCCTATCAGTTCGGAGGTTTAGTACATGGCCACCACCACTATCCGCGTAAACGATACGCCGATCAGGGTCAGCATCGGGCCGGATGCCGAAGAAGCATCGCGTCAACGCGCGCTGGCGCAGCAGGCCCTTGCGGACACGGTTGCCGCCGGAACGGCGAAAGTCGCGCAGGCAGAAGCCGCGCGTGATGCGTCAATCGCTGCTTCGCTGGCGGCTGTACCTCGTGTCGGGCTTGAGGGCGATAGCATCATGGCGCAAAATCATGACCGGGTGGGAGTAGAGTTTATTGCCACAAGTGGGCTCGGTGAACTGATTTGGGCCCGGTCGCTGTTTCCGCATTTCGAGATGGACCAATGGGAAGACCCGGCAGATGCGCTCCACAGCAGCAAGGGTTGCAACGTCGCGGTGGGTGGGCACAGCACGTCACAAGTGATCGCACAGATGGAGGAGGTAGCGAAGATCGCTCCTGATATTCTCTGCCTCGCTATCGGTATCAACGACATCAATGGGGGCAACACGGCTGCCTTCCCAATGGGCAATATCAAGACTATCTGCGAATATTACACCGGTCTCGGCATTCGCGTACTGCTTGCAAATCTGCGACCGGTCGGGGCGGGGTATGCCCTCACTGATTGGTCAGATGGCAGCACACGACTTGCCGAATTGCTCGCCCTAAATGCTCTGATTGAGGACTATGCCGCTATAACGCCAAACGTCGTTCTGGTTGATCTGATGGCCGCCTACAGCAATGGAGCAACGCCGCCCCGTCCGCGCGCCGGGGAAACTTACGACGAACTGCATCCGAACCGGACAGGTGCGTTTTGGGGCGGTGTTCTCGGGTGGCTACCGGCGTTGCGTAAAGTCATCAAGCCGCTTGTAATTGCGCGCCCTACCGGGGCAAATATTGTTACTGACGGCAATTTCGCTGGAACAGGAGGTATCGCAGCGACAGGCTTCACCGGAGACGTTGCTACAAACTGGCTGCTCGAGTGTTACGCTAACGGGGGTTTGGGCGCGGGGTTCGGTGCGGTCGCCTCCAAGAATGCAGCCGACCAACAAGTTGTCACCATCACGCCGGGAGGAAAGAGCTGGGAACTAGTACAGGTCAACCGTGCGTTCGGCGGCGCGTTGATGCAGGAGGGAAAGTGGTATAAGGGTTTGTTTCGCATTCGATTGAGTGCGTCCGCCTATTGGCGGGCGGTGAGCTTTCAATATAGCATTCATAGCCAGGCAATGTCGGGGGTGGACTTCACCACAGCCTATATTGGGGATACCGGCGAAGACCTCGAATTGTTGATCGAAACACCTCATTACCAAGCCCCTTCGGGCGGTGAAATTGGCGTAACTCTGGCTTACATTTTTACCGACGGCGCATCTCCTGACCCGATGCAGTTCACGATCCTTGAAGCATACGCCGCAGAGGTAGCAGACCCCAACCCACTCCACGGTTTCACCATCCCGGACTTCGCGCGGCCATGAACGTAAATCCGACCGACCCGCGCCCGCTGCATGGGTTTGCGGCGTGACCGAACCCGTTTCTCCGACACTACGGGAAAAAACACAGAGCGAAACCGTTACCGGCATCCTGGGCCAATTCCAGCGCATGGCGAGCTGGGCCGGCGAGCGCCCCGGCCGTGCGGCGCTGGGTCTCTTCATCACCATCGTCGGGCTCGTATTCCTGGTGCCAATAGTCCTGTTCGCACTGATGCCCGAGCGAAGCTTCGATCTGATCGACGGATTACTCAGCAATAGCGTTTCGGAGCGACTTGAGCGGGAGCTCGGCGAAGAGGTGGATCGGCTCCTCGAACGCTCGATCTCCAACTTGTGCCGGGAGACTGGCGCGTCACGGTGCGTGGTGCGTGCCTATGTCTACGAGCGCAACAGCGTGGGCCAGATTATCGCGATCACCGATGTGTTCGAGATCATGGATCCGCAGACCGAGCGCACCGGCATTCGCGGAGCTACGCTCCCGATCGACGATGTTGATAGCTCGATTGCGTACATGCTGACAGATCCGAGCCGGCCGCGTTGCATCGCTCGCGACCGCGAAGAATATGAGAGCGAAGGCCTGCGCGCGTTCATGGAGCGCGCGGGGCTGAAGGCGTCGGTTGCATGCCCGATCACCGGAATGGATGGAACGCCGCTGGGACTGCTCTCCGTGTCCGTTCGCACACCATTGGAGCGCAATCCGGAGCTGGTGCAGCGCACCCGCGATCGCTCGCTCGTGTTCAGCGGATACTGGTTGCAATCGCCGAAAGTGAAGGCCGCGCTCGAGCGGGCCCTTCTAATGACTGAAGAAAATATATCATGATGGCAATCGACTGGCCGCTCGACGAAAATTTCATCAGGCGCGGGCTGGAGAACCATACCTACGGTCCCGTTCGAAACGGCGGCAAGCGAAATCATCAGGGCTGGGACTTCTATGCCGAGCCGGGCACGCCGTGCTTCGCGATCGCCGATGGCACCGTGGTGAAGATCCGCAATGTAGGCGATTATGGCCTGCAGGTGATCATCCGGTTTGATTTCAAGCTCGATGGCAAACCGAGCAAGCTGTTCGCGTTCTACGCGCATCTGTCGCGCGCCGATGTAAAGGAAGGTCAGAGCGTCAAGCTCGGCCAGCAGGTTGGGCTGACGGGCAACAGCGGCAATGCCAGTACGATGCGCGGCAAGGATCAGCATCTGCATTTCGAGATCCGCACCACTGCCATTACCGGGCGTGGTCTCGATGGGCGCATGTCGCCGCTGCGGGTGCTTGGGCATTGTCCGCTGCAGGCACCAGTCTTCCGCACGAAGCCTGAGGAGACGCGATAATGCAACTGTTCATTTTCCAGTTTCTGCTGGGATGGCTTGTTGCCGATCTGCTGTCGGGAATTCTGCACTGGGTGCAGGACCGCACGCTTGGCGACGGCGCCAACTGGATAGGGCGTCGGGTCGTGGCGCCGGCGCAACTTCATCATCGTGATCCAAGCTTTTTCTTGGAGAACAGCTTTGTTACGCCAAACAAAACTACGTGGCTGGTTATCGTACCAATAGCATCGCTCTGGCTCGCGGCGCTGGGACCGTCGATCATACTTCTCGGTGCGTTGAGTGGTGGACTGTTAGTCAATGAAGTGCATCGCCTAACACATCGTCCACCAGAAGCTGGGAGCTGGCTGCGCGTCTTGCAGCAGATCGGAATCATCCAATCGCCTGCCGGCCACGCTCGGCACCATAGAGCAACGTTCACCAATTATTGCACGCTGACAGACTGGCTCAATCCGGCCATCGAGAAGATCGAACTTTGGAATGGTCTCGAGCGAATCCTTTTACGCTTTGGGATCCCAATATCGCGAGGCATTCAATGAATTGGCCCGCCGCGATCGGTCCATTCCTCCGATCACTTACGCCGCTGGGCATCGTTCTGGCCGTTCTCGCAGCGCTGGCGCTGGCTGTGGGCGGTTGGAAGTCCTTCGATTGGTTCAACGACCGTGAAGCTGTCCAGGAGGACAGGGACGCCCACAACGCGGCAGTGAACGCTGATCTGCGCGTTGCTGAAGGCGCGGCGGGCGGAGCCAAGGCAGCGCGCGATATCGCGGATGCTGCCGAACAGGACGAACTGGAGGATATGACCGATGAAGCCGATGATGCTGGCGATAGCCCTGCTGACGATATCTGGAACGGCGGGCTGTTCGACGCCCCGGGTTGAATATGCAGTTACCGATCCGGCTATCCTGAATGACTGCCCACGCACCGTCGAAAGCCCGGGCGATCTGACGCCGAATAAGCCCGTGCGAATGCCGGACGGTATTGCGGCCGTCGATCTCGCTACTACAAACAAGCGCGAAACCATGCTGACGCGCGGGATCCTCGCCTTCCGCAGCGCCTGGACGAAGTGCCGTAGTGTCGTTGTCTATGTTGAGGACAGGGATCGCTCGCTGGTCGAGTGAATTCTTGAGCCCAATTTGGGGGTATCGGCGGGGGTATCGGGTCCGACTTCGTTGCAGAAATTGCTCAGAAGTCCGCCATTATGGCGCTTGAACGGGGCGGAGGGGTTATCCGCCCTGTTGAAAGTCTGCGATCTTTCGGCAGGCCCACTCGGGAATCACCTTTTCAGGATAGCCACCAAGGCGGCGGACACCAGCGGCGTGGCGCGCGCCAATGACATAGCATCCGCACTCCCCGCTGAGCGGCGGATAGAATACCGACCAAAAGTCCTCGCCAGGCGGGACAGCAAGACCATCGAGATCGATGTGCCTGGCTTCGCACCCAATCGCATCGTGCAGAAATACCCATAGCGAGTAGCCTTCTTCTTCAAGTTGGCGCCGACGCGAGGCTGAATATTCTTCGTAATTCTCGAACATGATTGGAAGTCATATGCTCACCAACGCCGCGGCGAAAGCCGCTGGCGCGAAGAATCGCTCCTATAAGCTGTCCGATCAGGGCGGCATGCATCTGCTCGTTCGCCCGACCGGCACGAAGAGCTGGCAGCAGAAGTACCGCTGGCGAGGGCGGGAGAAGCTGCTGACGCTCGGCCAGTTCCCGGATGTGTCAGTACCGCGCGCCCGAATCCTGCAGGCTGGAGCCAAGGAAATGCTCGATCGCGGCGTTGATCCTTCCAGCGCGGCCTCGAAAGCCGGTTCGCTCGATACGTTCGAGCAGCTGGCGCGGTCCTGGTACCAGCATTCGCGCGCCAGCTGGTCAGCGGCGCACGCTGCGGACGTGATTGGCAGTCTCGAGCGCGATATTCTCCCCGACCTTGGCGAGCGCCCGGTGAGCGCGATTTCCGCTCCGGAGCTGCTCGCCCTGCTGCGCGCTGTCGAGAAACGCGGGCGGCTTACCACGGCGCAGCGCATCCGACAGCGCCTGTCGGAGATCTTCGCCTTTGCTATTGCGCAGGGCCTCGTTGAGAACGATCCGGCGGCCAAATTGGGAGCAGCCATGAAGGACGCGCCACCGGCCCAGCCGCACCCCGCTTTGATCGGCATACATGAATGCCGCGCGCTTTTGCGCGCCTGCGACGACGTGCGCGCCCAGCCAGTTACATTGGCGGCCAGCCGATTCCTCGCGCTGACAGCCGTCCGGCTCGATGCGGTACGCGGCGCGCGCTGGAGCGAGATCGATCTGGGCGCGGCCACATGGACCGTGCCGGCATCGCGCATGAAGCTGGCGCGGGCGAAGAAGGGAAATGAGTTGTACAATCATATCGTACCACTGAGCGGCGCGGCGATGGATGTCCTCTCGTCACAGCTAAATAACAATCCTGTAATGTCGTCAGGTGATGGCCTGGTGTTTCCCGGACGCAGCGGCGACCAGCCGATCGGCGAGGGCGCCATTCGTGAGCTGTATATCCGCGCCGGCTATTCCGGGCGTCACGTGCCGCACGGTTGGCGTGCCAGCTTTTCGACGATCCTCAATGAAGAGCTGGGCGAGGGATCACGCACCACGATCGATATGGCACTGGCGCACAGCGCCAAGGGCAAGGTTGAGGCGGCATACAATCGCGCGCAGCTGCTCGGCAGTCGGCGTGAGCTGATGGATCGGTGGGGAGCGATGCTCTTGGGACAAGAAATTCCCCACACGTAGCGGGGGGTGCCTGGCTGCAACCAGACACACCGACGAGACTGGGCTCGTCACGAATTAGCTGGCCAAGCAGGCCGCCCCGCATCCGCGTAGCGGACACCGGGCTTTGAAAGCAATAAAATGACCAAAGCAAACGATACTAATAACGTCCTTGAAACCATCCGGGCCGTTCGTCCGGCTGCTGCCTATCTGGGCGGGAAGCGAAATCTGGCGAAGCGCGTCTGCGCCATCATCGATGACACTGACCACGACGCGTATGCAGAGCCCTTCGTCGGAATGGGCGGAATTTTCCTTCGTCGCTCCAGCCGGCCGAAGGTCGAGCAGATCAACGATATCAGTGGAGATGTGGCGAACTTATTTCGCGTCCTGCAGGAGCACTATCCCTATTTTATCGACATGCTGCGTTGGCGCTTGGCGAGTCGGAATGAATTCAAACGGCTAAGTGCGATGTCCGCCGACCAGCTGACGGACCTGCAGCGCGCTGCGCGCTTCCTCTATTTGCAGAAACTCGCATTCGGCGGGAAAGTGACTGGGCAGAATTTCGGCGTCAATAATCAATCGCCGGCACGCTTCCGTGTCTCTCAGATTGAACCGATGCTCGCTGATATTCACGAGCGGCTGCAGGGAGTCGTGATCGAGCAGCTCCCCTTTGCGCAGTTCATAAAACGATATGATCGGCTGGGTGTGCTTTTCTATTCGGACCCACCGTATTTTGGCTACGAGAATTATTATGGCGAGGACGTATTCATGCGGGAGGATTTTGAGCGGTTGGCCCAGCTCGCCCGTTCGGCGCGCGGCAAGATGATCATCTCCATCAACGATCGGCCGGAAGTTCGAGCGATTTTCTCCGATTTGCACCAACGCGAGCTCACGACGACTTACTCGGTGGGAGCACGCTCTGCAGGAGCAAAGACTGCCGGTGAGATCATCATCAGCAATTTCGAGATCGGTAATCTGCTTTAGGCATAGTGCTATGCTGAGGGGTGGTGGCACGGTTTTTGCCCTTGCCCCTCGGCAAGCCCGACTGGCGCAGCCGGTCGCCTCACCTACCGTCTTGGAGGTGTTTTTTGTGGTTGGGGTGGGTCCGTGCGGGGGGGACCCATCCAGATATTGGAGAATGAAGCGGCTACGCCGCTCCATTCATTCTAAGGATATATAAGATCCCCCGGTTTCATTGTTCGTGCCGGATTCGCTCATGTTCTCATCGCGGCGATCAACAGCGGCAGCAAGCCTCCCAAGAACATCCCCGAGAACGGCGTCAGCTGTGCAGGGGTGCGCTGCGTAGTATTCGCCTGCAGTCATGGTGGCTAGCATTGCAGCAAGCTCATCAGCCTTGCGCTTTCGGCGCTCTGCTTCGCAGGCAGGTAGCTCTGGCTTTCCGACCAGGCGCGCCAGCCATCCCTTCATGCCTTCCGGCACGAGGAGGGCGTAGGCGTTGCTTGCCTGCTGGACACGCGGTCCGCCGGGCTCTGGGTTGTCGACTGGTTTGGAGCGGCGCATCCATCGCAGGAAGCCATGCTGGCGAAGGCGGCAGAGCGCTTCGTGCACTGCCGAGTAAGCGTGTCCTATCGAATCAGCGATCGTCCTAACCGCTGGCTCAAGGCAGCCTGTTCGATAATCGACAACGTCGTAAAGGTATTCTAGCACTGAGAGACCAATAACGCCAAGCGCACCGTTCCTAGCCCCGGGATCGACTTCCCGGCGCTTGATGCGAGTCTCAATCTCAAAAGCGCGCGCAGCCTTGTGAAGGGCGCGTGTCCAGCGGCGTCCGCCCCTTGTCGTGCCATCGTTGATTGGCCGCCAAATTCGGTCCTCAACCTGCCCGACAGTGTATGAATTGCGCCATACAGGCTCGCCGGTGCGCGGTGAATCGCCGCGCTCCAAATAGGCGCGGGTCTTCTTGTTGAGGGTGTTGCCTGCGATGCGTGACAGCACGAGGCCGATTGGCTGCGCACTATGCCGCGCAGTCTGTGAAGGCGCGCTCACGCCGCGCCTCCCGCAGCTGTCAGCCGCCTCTCAGAAGCGTTTCTGGCGGAGGTAAGCCTTCCATCAGCAGATCCGCCCATTCCTGCGCCAGTTCGCGCCGTCTCGGCATGTAAGCCGCGCGATTGTATCTCGCCTCCACGTCGCCTTTCACATGGGCGAGCATCAGATCGATAACTTCGCGATTGCCAGCGCGCTCGTTCTCCGATGCGCGTTCGTTCATGATGATCGAAAACGTCGAGCGCCAGCCGTGCGGCACGTGCCGGCCGCGGTATCCTGCATCGAGATAAAGCTGACTCAGCGTTGAGTCGCTGATCGGCTGCTTGCGGCGTGCTCCCGGAAACAGGAGCTGCGATCCGGAGGCCGAGCTCATCGCTGCAGCCACCGTTGCCAAGGATTGCCGCGACAAAGGTACTACGAAGTCGAAGGCCGGATCTGCTTTCTGCGTCTTGACCAGCTTCATTCGCGCTGCTGGTATCCGCCAGTGCGGTTGATCGCCGTCCAGATCCACGAACTCTTCCCGCAGCGCCTGTCGCAGCACTCCCGGCCGCACTGCGGTCAGGGCAAGCAATCGAGACGCCAGCTTCGTCTGCACCAGCGCCCGGTTGCCGGTCCGCACATCGATCTGTTTGATCAACTTGCGCGCTTCTGAGATTGTCAGGACAGCTGGGAAGCGTCCGTTGGGAGATGGCTGCAACGCCTTGCGGATGATGGCCGCTGGATCGTTCTCCGCCAATCCCGATGATATCGCCCAGACAAAAACTTCCGAAACATGACCGCGAACCTCGTGGGCCATCGTGCGGGCCCCGCGATCCTCGATCCGGCGCATCGCATCGAGAACCATTGGTGGAGTGATATCGGTGATCTTCTTGCGACCGAACTGCGGGAACGCATCCGCCTCCAACCTGCGCAGCACTTCTGCATGATAGCGCGGCGATAAATGCTCGGCGCGCGAGGCGTGCCACGAGCTGGCTATCTCCTCGAACGTCTCGCCGATCTTCGCTTTGCGCACTGCGGCCTGTTTCGCCTCGCCGGGATCCTCGCCCTGCAGCAGCTGAAGCTTCGCCCGATCCCGCGCGTCCCGAGCCGCCTTCAGCGACACGAGTGGATAGGGGCCGATCGTCAGCTTCCGCTCGCGTCCTGAGAAGCTGTACTTCCAGTTCCAGCTCTTGCTGCCGCTCGGACGAATTGCGAGGTAGAGGCCCCCGCCGTCGAACAGGCGCCGCTATTTCTCGCTGGGCTGCGCAGTCACGCAGGAGCGCTCGGTGAGTCGGTTGACCCTCACTCGAAGCCCCCGCTAAGGCCCCCGCGCTGCTCGCGCTTGTATGCGACACTTCGCAACGACATGCGGCGATAAGTCCCGCATTCCCGAGGGATACGCAAGCCTTTTGCGACATCGTGCGACAATATGCGATGTTGATTGGCTGGGGCGGCAGAGTATGGGGCATCAGTTGAACCTCATGTTTTTATGTGTTTTTTCGAAATTTGCGGAGATTGAGGCCCCCGTAGGGGACTTGTATTAGTAGGCTGGAGCTGCTTCTTTTTCGGCGATCCAAGCGTCGACGGACGTCTCGGTCCAAGCCCTGCGATGAGGGCGTATCATTGTTCCTGGTGGAAACTCGCCCGACTTGATCAGGCGGTAGATTGTCGCGCGATGGAGAGATGTTTTGGCCGTTACGTAGTTCATCTTCAGGAAGCGTGCGCCTAGTCCTGGCCGGCTCATACTGCTCATCGGCGCTCCCCTTCGCTGCGCGCCCAATTGAGGCGCTGAGCTGCGGCTTCGCTGCCGCCTTCTTTGTCCGGATGGGAATCGCGCATCTTCGCGCGGTATGCGGCATCGATGCCATGCCTTTGGGAGGCTGCGCGCGGGCAATTGCGGGCCGAGCTCCTCGGCGTCGATCAGGGCTGCGTTGAGCTCGGTGGCGAAGAAGGCGCGCGCGCCGAGCCGATCGGCAGATGTGGGCGCCATACCAGCGAACTTGCTGCGCATGCGGAACGGCTCACGAATCCACAACAGGTCGCCAGCAGCAAGATTGCGCAGCATCCCATCGGCTGGGCGGCACAGACGCGAAAGCCGCCCGGCTTTGAATGAGCGGGCGGCTGGCGTGCGCAGGGAGAGGGGATAGGCCTTCATTCGGCCTTCTCCAGCTTCGCGACCATTGCCTCGAAGCACGATTTTGCCGGATGGCGATATATGTGCTCCCCGATCGGGGCGTTATCGTTGAGCCATTCGGAAAGTGCGTGCGCGCCGGCTGCGATCATTTCTTCGCTGACTTTCACGAAACCGCCGCCATCGCTGGAGTTGGATCAGCCTGATCGTTCACATTGGGATCGTCGGTCTCGTCGTCTTCGTCTTCTGGGCCGTCATACTCCGGACCCTTTACCCCGACATTGAACGACAGCAGCGGATGCACCCATGGCTCGGCGGCGTGTTCCAGTGCGCCGGCACATGCACCGGTGAGCACTTTGTCCTTCAGTTTCGACCAGCTGGCGAGTTCGGGTGCGCCGACGTGCGGCTGGGCCAGTTCGAGCCGCTTCATTTTGGGAAGCAGGCCGAAGAAGCGGGCGTCGGGCTTCCAGATGTCGCGCAAGGCTGCATCGTCAGCCCCTGCCAGTGCGGCGAGGTGGTCATGCGCCTCGATCTGCCAGCCCGGCGCATTGGCCGATCGCAGCAGCGCCATTCCCGCCAGCATCGAGGCGCAAACCAGCTTTTCCTGTTCGGGCAGCGACAGATAGGCTTCGAGTGCGGAGGTTGCCTCCGCATCTTCCATACAGGTGCGGACATTGAGCGGTGAAATACGCATCTGGGCGTGGGTGAGGGTGGTTCTGGTCAAGGGACTGGCTCCTTGGGTAGTGCGCCCGCCTTCGACGAAGCGGGGGCACGGTGAGAAGAGAGCAGTGCGTCGACGTATTTGTGGCCATCCGCAGTGAGAGTGAACCGGTCGCCATCAATGAGGCCGCTTGTGGCGAGATCTGTGCGCAGCGCGTGGAAGGCTGGATGAGTCACGATGGCGCACCGTCTTCAATTGCCTGGGCAGCAGCATCCGCCGCCGCGCGATCGCGCAATTCGCGGCGCTGACGCAGCAGATTGAGCACGCGTTCATCGCGCGGGTCCATCGGGTGGATGTAGCGCGGCTTGCTGGCGGCGAAGGAGGCCATGAAGGCGAACAGGCGGCGGATGAGCATCATGTCGCTTCTCGGTCTGGCTGCCTGTCGCGGCGGCGGGAGGGCTTGCCGACAATCAGATGCGGCCAGTTCGCGGTGGCGGCGATGCGTTCATCTGCCTGCGGACGGACCTTGCGGAAGCCTGTGGCGATGTAATATCCATCGAACCGCGCGAGTTCGAGCAGCTGGACGGGTTCGCCCGAATAGATATGGGGTTTGATGACCACCGAAGTGACGCGGTTGCGCGCGCCCTTTTTGGGCCCCTTGGTGGGACGGACGCCGCCGACAAACCACGGGCCCGAGAAAATGCATTCGGCAATATCGCCTTCGTGCCAGTTTTCCGGACTGTCTCCGGGTGGCTGCACCGGTGGCTTTTTGCGGAAGAATCCGAACATCAGGAGTTTCCTGTTTGCGCGACGGCATCCGCCGCCGCGTCCTCGCAGCGGGGGCAGGCAAGCTGCCCCCGCTGCGGGCGCGCATTCGCGCTTGCGGCGCAGTGTGCCGAGATTGCGCGCCCTGAAAACTGGTTGGCGATAACCTGAGCAGCGAGCAGGCGCCGTGTGCCATCGCGGAGGCGGTTTTCGCGGGCGATATCGGTGGCGGGATTGCAATCGAGCAGACAAGCACCCGGCGCACACTCGCACGCTTGATTTGCAGTTTATGGGCGATGGCAACATGACAAAGGCCCTGATCGCGCAGATTGAGCATCTTCTGTCACGGCAGGTGACAGCCATCAGTATTCCCAATCGCCGTAGCTCTGGCAGTCTTCGCAGAATTCCGCCTCGTAGGAGTTCACCACGAAAGTGTGCGAGTTGTGCGGCAGTATCCGTCCCGCTTCATTCCTGATGACGCTGCAAGCGTAGATCGCAGCAATCTCGGGATCGAAGTAGGTGAGGCACTCTATGCATCGGGTGCTGCCGGCAGATTTGACAGCGATGATTGAGTGCCAATCAACGTGGCGCGCTTCGTCAAAGCGGCGGAGCGTCAACTGCTCATCGATCACTTCGACCTCGCCAGCGAAGCGGTCACGGCATTCGCTCACGCTCAGACGGCGCAGGAAGCCATGGCTATCGATGAAAGTTTCGAGCGGCCAGACTAGTCCTTCCGCCTCGATTGTGAGACCGTGCAACATCAGCCCATTCCCAGCGCGGCTTTATAGGTTTCGAGGATCATTTCCTGTTCTGAAAGATCGTTCGGTTCCATCTTCCGGATGCTCACGATCTGGGGCATGATCTTCGCGTCATATCCGACTGACTTGGCTTCTGAATAAACGTCGCGGATATCGTCGGCGATCCCCTTCTTTTCTTCTTCAAGGCGTTCGATGCGCTCGATCAGAAGGCGCAGGCGATCATCTGTTGGTTGTCCCTGCTTCGCAGGTTCGGCTTCGCGTCCAGCCATGTCAGGCTCCTTGTGTCATAATGATGATTGTGAGAATCGCGCCGGCAACAAAGCCGCCGAGGGCGCAAAACAGGCCGATGGCTGTGCGCTCGAGGCGTTCTGCGCGGACCTCGCGGACATCGCTCGCAGCCTTGCCGCGGTCAGGGACACGGTCTTGGAAGGGATCGAAATCAGAGGTATCAAAATCGGCCATCAGTCAGCGTCCAGCATCAGTTTTGACGCTTCGAAAACGAGCTTTACAGGCGAACCCTCGTGCGGTCTGATTGGGGCAAGCCCGTCGCAAACGAAAGCGGGAAACTGAAGCGCGAACATTCCATCTGCCGTCTGTGCGTTGATCGTGAAGGCGTAACGGTTCTGCTTGTCGCGCTTGGCTCGGAACTGACCACCTTCGGAGGCGGGCCAGACGGCAATTTTGCCTGCATCGGGGCCGGTTCCGAAAGCGACCTTTAATTGGTGTAAATCGTTCTTCAGGCCAATTGCGCTGGCAATCTTTGCTCCGATAGTGACGCGAATGAAGCGGGCAAGCCCCCCCCCCTTCTGACCAACGGAGCGTGCTGCAACGCGCACACCGAGAACGGGGACAGTCACTGTCAGGACAGAAGCAGTTCCAAGGAAATCGATATCTTCAAAGGCCATATCATTACTTCTCCCTGCTGGCATATTGGGTGATGAGCGCGGCGATCGGTGCGCCGCAGCTGTAGACGAAACGGCGCTCGGCCGGGTCGAACTGGCCGCAGTGGAGGTGGCCGTTCACGTCGAGCAGGAGATGGAAGCTGCCCGTTTTCGCGGCGGCATTTATCGGGGTGAAGGAGGGGTTCATGATCTGGCCTCGACCGAGATTGTCGAGAAGGTCGCCGTCGAGCCGCGTTCCTTGGCAAATTCCTGCAGCGCGGAGAGCATGTCCTTCGCGTCATATTTCAAAAGCGAGAAGGCGATACCGATTGCGGTCATGGCAACTTGCGGATTGCTGGAACTATCGACGACTTCGAGAGCCTTTTCGCGGGCCGCGGCGGCTGCGTGGCAAGCCAAATCGACAACTTCATCCAGCTTGTCTGCCGGCACGTCGCTTTCGGCCACTAGCATAGCCAGGATTTCGGTTCGCGGGCGCTTGGGAAAGGTGATCCTAGAGAACTTCATGCTGCATGCTGCCAGCTCCGCTGCGTAAATCGTCACGCGCTCTTGTGCGGGCTCGCAGGCGGTGCACGGCGCGCTGGACGTAGGAACGGCGCAGGTGGGGCACAGTTGCGGCTGCGGAAATCGGCCCTTGTCGCCGGACAGGTGCAGATCGACCAATTGTTCGTAGATCTCCGGATCCATCGGCACGAGCATCGCCAGCGCCTCTGCCTGAGGCAGGGTCAGGTGCTGGGAATCACTCTCGGCCCGTTCAATCCGGCGGCGCGCATTGGCAATATCGTCGGCATGCGAACGCCCAGTTAACCACGGCAGGGCCGCGAGCGTTGGAGCGAGTTGCAGCAGGCCGAAGCCTGCCCGCTCGCGGCGGATGCGGAGATATTGTCCGGGAGTGATGCGGATGCGGAGATATTGTCCGGGAGTGATGTGGGCTTGTTTTGCCTCAAGCGCCGGCGCGGGCATCCGCCCACTTGGCTTTCCTCGCTTCCGGTCAGGCAGGCTGACCTCGCTGCGGGCGCGCGTTCGCGCTTGCCGCGCTGCGTGCGGAGATTCCGCGTCCGATTGAATATAATCGCTCATCTAAAATTCCTTCCAGGGCTGGCGCTGGTGAGGGGCAAAGAGAATACGTTTCCGAAACTGCGAGAGGCCGGAGAGAGTGGTTTGGTTGCGGGTAAAAGCGGGGCCGGGCGTTTTCTCCCGACCCCGAGAGGGTCCGCGCCGGGTCGTTATTGGCGCGGAAAGGGTCCGGTGGTTTAGGGGGGCGATAGCTCTCGCGGCTCGGGAGGTGCGCCAAGCATTGCCAAGAGCGGCTTGATCGCCTCAAAATTTTCGGCGAGCTCGCGCAGCGCTTCTTCGCGGTCGTGTTCTGTTGCTTCGAGAAGGCATGCGCGGGCGATGGCTGCATGCGCCTCCCCGCCTTCCTTCATGAGTACAGCGCCCTTGCGCAGCAGCTCGAACCGTTCGGCGAACACGCCCTGCTGGGCCATATCGAGCTTTGCGCTGTAGAGATCGTGGAGCGGATAGCCCTCGCCGCCATGCGCCTGATAAGCGAGATCAAGCGTGATCGCGCAGCCGATTGGAATATCTTCCTCCCGGTAGGGGTCTGAGTACTTGCGGAAGATGCTGCTCGAGCGCTGGGTCAGCGCCGCCATCGTTTCATAACCATCGGGCAGCTGGCCAGCGATGCGGCTGAGGGCGTGTTCCGCCGTAAGGGGAGCGCGGCGCTTTGTCATGAGCGGGTTCCGAAAAGGCGGCGCGATTGCAGACGACAGGCCAGCGCGGCGAAGGGTAGATCGAAAGCCATGGTGATCATGCCGCGATACCTTCCTGCCCGGACGCACCGCCGCTTGGTGCAGGTGCATAGTCGCGGGGATAGATATCGGGACGCAGATCGTGGCGGGAGACGCCGGTCTTCGCTTCGACCGCGAGAACGTGTTCAGGGGGGAGGCGACCGATCTTATTCACCCAGTCGTTCACTGTCGCCTGAGCGCGGCCACACAGCTCGCCCAATGCTTGCTGCGAACCCAGCACGCGAATCGCGCGCTTCAGGGCATCGAGAGGAGTTGGCTGGCTTTCCATTTAGCCTAGCTATCGGCTTTCTGTTAGAGCGTCAATTGGAAATTCGTGATCACACCTAACGGCATTCCTATTGGATAAGACTGCTATGACTATCGGCGACAATATCCGCACCCGCCTACGCGACCTCGATCAATATCCCGCTTTGGTTGAACTCGGATTCGGTCAGGCCGTGCGCGCCAATCAAGTGCGCGTCGGTTTTCAGCGTTTCAGCGTATTGGAGTATCTGCGCTTCAAGGTCAGTGTTTAGCTGACACGGGATGACTGCTGGCATCTGCTAGGTCGCCCTTCGAATGGTTGTTGACCAAAATCGGCTCTAGGATCGACTCTGCAAGATACCGCACAACCGGCACTACAACCCCGTCCCCGATCAGATGATAGGCTTCGTTGTAGCTGTTCGGCAACTTATAGTCGTCTGGCAACCCCATGAGGCGCGCAGCTTCGCGGCTCGACAAGAGCCTGGTCCGCACGTCGTCACCCTTCACCACGATAATCAGTTGTCGGATCGATCCGCCCGACGACGTCCGAAGACACCCGGCAATGTCGTCGAACCGGACTTCGGCGCGCTGCACCTTGGCATCGTCCTCATCAAGGCGGGTCCGCTTGTAGATCGTCCCGATGAGCAACTGGCCCGACCGTTTTGCTGCCGCCAGCTTCTCGGCGTTTACGCCGCTCATCATGGCTAAGGCGCTAGGCACGCCCCCGCCAGAAGAAGAAAAGGCGAAGCGCCTTAGTTCATACCCCCGCCAGAATAAGGGCTGACCAACGCTGCGTCACATCTTGATGTTTCAGATTTATCGACGCGTGTCGCAAAGTGCATAATCGCCCGGGCTTCAGCGACCGGGGCGGAGGGTGCCTCCGCCGCTTTGGGGCTGGAATTGGCGCAGTTTATTGGTATGTTCCACTCGGCACGGGAGGTCGCCGCTTGGACCAGACGCCCATTGATGACGATCGCAAAGAGCTTCGCATCTCTCCGGAGATGGCGAGTACCAAGCTGCTCGTCCTGCGCTTTATCCGCAACTACATTGGCAAATGGAAGCAGAGCCCCAGTCAGGGTGAGATTGTGAATGGCTGCAAGCTGACCCGCACCAGCGTTCGCAATGCGCTGCGATCGTTGCAGCGCGACGGCCTGATCCTCCGCACGCCCGGGCCGCGCGGCATCGCCCTGCCGGCACAGCGAGACGCGGCACTGCGCACGCTTGAAGCGCTTGGCTATCAGATCAATGCCGACCTGCATTTACCCCTCCTGCCTCCCCCGGTGCTGGATTATCCGATTCCAGCAACGAGCGAGATTATACTGGTGAACGGGACGAAGGCAGCGAATAAGGCGCTTAGCGAGCACCGGCGCAAGGTCGGCAGTGATTTTGCGATTCGTCATCCTGCCAGAGCAGCGGACGAGCGGGCGCTGAAGCAGGCCAACAGGGCCGCTGCGCGCGATTACGGCCACAAGGTCCACGGAACCGTGGAGACGCACGCCAAGGCTGCCCGCATCAGGCAGGGATCGCTCGCGCTGATGTTCGAGAAAGGCCAGATCACAATCAACCAGCTGGCGGCGAGCCAACAGATCCGCGTCGTGGTGGAGCGCATAGGGCTGGATGTGAAGATTGGCTCTGTCAGCCTTGAAGCTCGCGTTGATGAAAGCCGGAGCGGATCGGGGTCCTTCTTCGAGAGCCTTGGCGCGGTGCGGGCGGAGGTTGCTTACAATGCCTGGCGAAAGGCGCTGGGTGATCGGGTGGGCATCGTGCTGCTGATGATCGTGGACGATATCGCCTTCAGCTCCGCAGCCCGCCTTCATCGGATGGGGCCGCCAAGAGCGCGGCGTATCCTGATCGATGCGCTCGATGCGTGGAGTAAATATATGGGCGATGCCTGCAACAAAGTGGACGAGGCGACGCTGTTGGCGGCGCAGGCAGGCGTACTCTGAGGTAGAAAAATCGCGCGCGCCAGCATTTACCCCTGCTCAGACGTGACAAAAACGGCCAAATCCGACCCCGCAACAGGTGCGCCCCGAGAGGA